GCCATAATTTACTCCTATTTAACTGCGAAGGTGTCTATTGCATGTGCAATATAAACCTTATTTTTATTGCTTTCATTATCAGCAATTTTACTATGAAATTCTCTCATATAATACTCTTTTAACTGTAGGTCTCCTTGTCTTTCAGCAAGGGAGGCTTTTACATAATCAACAATCGCTAAAGAAAGCATTCTATTTAGATTAACATGAGAACTTTCTGTAGGCGATGTAACCTCTGTTAAGCTAGAATCAGCTGTTGATTCAGGGTCTTGTTGTACAAAAGGTTTTTCAATCGCCGTGTATTCTATTCTTAATCCATTAGTAATGTTTTCATCAGGATATTGTATCGAATCTAAAACGCCTCCACTTACTCTTCCCTGCGCATCTACTACTCTGCCAGAGCTTCTAACAATGTGATAAAGTCTTAATTTTTTTCCTGCGTGATGAAAAGCGTATGTTCTATGCGTATCGTAACTCATTATGGGTTTGTATCCTCTGTAATATTTGGCTCTTTAGCCAATCTTCTAATAGCTTTATATTTATTATCATCTTCAGTATCTAATACACTTATACTCTGAATAGCAATCATATCTACGGGTAAATCATAATCACGAGTATTTTTAACAATATTTTGTTTATTAACTTTAGTTACTATTTCTGCGCTCGATTGAACCTTCATAATAGCATCTTTAACAAAAGCTGTTACTAATTTTGTATCACGAGAATTAGCTCTTTCCATAATTTCTAAAATAGTCATTATGTTGATGCTCCTTGCTCTCTTCTTTGAGATTGTTGTTGTTGCTCTGGGGCAGTCATTGCTCCTGTAATTCCTTGCAATTCACTTAATGCTCTTTGATAGTACATTTGTGATGTTTGAACAGATAGTTGGGATTTCTGAGTATAAGCCCCCGCTGATTGCAACCTAACTCCTGCATCTTCTAGATTAGCTCTAGCAATAGATAAATCTGTTTGCAATTTATTTACTTCTGTTTGAAATTTTTGAGAACTTTCATTTAACTTAGCAGAGTATCTAGCTAACTCATTCTGTATTCTTTGACCTTCTTTTTGTATTTCAGTTGTATATCTTCCTAATTGGGCTGTTAATCTTTGTGATTCTTTACCTATTTCACCTGAAAATCTTGATAAATCTGATTGAACTCTAGTATTCTCTTTGCCTAGCTCTGCATTGTATTTACCTAAATCACTTTGTATTCGTGCATTTTCTTTTTCAATTTCTCCTCTAAAGGAAGCTAAATCTGATTGAAACTTTTGACTTACCTCTCCTAATTCAGTTTGATATATAGATATATCTGAATTTATTCTTTGTACCTCTTTTTGCAATTCTTTTTCATAAAGACTTACATCAAGACCTTTAGATGCACTTTCTTTTGCTAATTCAGCTTGGAATGCACCAACTTCAGTATTAAATCTTTTTGTTTCCTTATCTAATAAGGTTGAATATTCTGCTAATTCATTCTGAAATACACTACTTGCTTTTTGTAAAGAGGTATTAAATTTTTGCAAATCTGCATTATATCTAACACTTTCTTCTTCTAAATTAGATTTATGTTTTGCAAGAGTAGTATTAATTCGTTGTTGTTCTTTTGATATTTCTGATTGATATTTTGAAACATCTGAACTAAATCTTTGCCCTTCTTTTTGCAATTCTGCATTATACTTTGCAACCTCAGAGTTAATTCTACCTGATTCTTTTTGAACATCTGAATTTTGCATTTCTACTTCTGAACGAACTTTTTGTGATGCTTTTTGTACTTCATTCGTATATCTTTGTAAGCCTGTGTTAAATTCTGTAGAATGTGCATTTACTTTACTATTAAATTCTTCAATTTTAAACTTTTCTTCATCTAATCTTTGATTTGCAACTTGTAATCCTGTTTGCACTATTTCCGCAGTTGCTCTAGACATTTCTACATCTTCATCTTCTAACCAATGTATTGCACTAAGAGATGTTTTATTATTAGCATGACCAACACCTCCATCATTTGAAGTAAGTCCACTTTCAAGTATACTTTCAGCATTATTTACATCTGTTATAAAATCACTTAAACTTGTACTTACTACTGCTTTATTAAAAGTAGGCAATACTTCACTTGTACCAAAAGATGTACTATCTAAATTTTTCATATCAGTGGCAAACCCAGATGGTAGTTGTGTACCTACTACGATACCATCAGGTAAGCTACTTGATATATCAAAATTTGTTGGTAGTTCTGTCGTTACATTAATACCTACAGGAAGTGAATCTGTAAATGAGAAAGATGGTAAATCTACCGAACTTACATCTATATCAGATGGTAATTGTTCTGACATAACTATTCCAGTTGGTAATTCCTTAGTTAAAGATATTCCATTTGGAAGATTTCTTGAAAAAGTAAATGTAGGAATTGACCTTGTTAAGCTAAAAGATGATGGTAAACTTGATGAGATTGTAAATGCACTTGGTATGCTTAAAGACGTTGACCAATCACTTGGTAAAGAAACTGAACCTAAAGAAAAAGCAGATGGCAAAGACTCATCAAAATTAAATGTTGGGGTAGTACTCGGTAATTTGTCTTTAAAAGCTTGAATTGAAGTAGAAAATATATTATCTATTTCTGTTTTACATAAATTTCTATATACTGATGCTAACCTCATATGGTCTAAAGAAGCTGCGTAAAATAGTGCTATATTTTCATATTCTGTTAATATCCAACTACTTGTATTCTCATCAATTACTGGAGGAGCTGAATATACTATTACGCCTTTATCTCCTTCTTCAGAATTTACAGTAACTGTATTTCCATCAAGGTCAGTATATGCGTGCTGAAAACTATTTCCACTTCCTGCATGAGCATTATAATCAGGGTCAGGTTTAATATATATTTTACCACTAAGTTTATAAAATTTAGGGAACATTTCAGTGGCACGAAGCAAACTTCCACCTTCATCAAATATATGAATATTTTGGTCAGGAGCTTCAGCGCATACTCTTTTTTTACCACTATCATATCTATAAACTGCAAGAACTTTATCGTATGCAATGCTAGAACCTGAGCCTATTACACTTGCACCAGTTGTGTCAAAACCATTTACTTCAGTTTCGGATGCAATTGTCCATAAGAACTTTTCAGGTAAAGATGAAAGAATAAACTTTGCACCTGCATTTACGTACTCAACCAAATTCCTAGATTTAGAAGAATTACCTGTTATATTATTTACTTTTTCCCAAAGTTTCATAATTATCCTTTATTAACAGGGTCATCCCCGTAGGGAGAAAGGAGGAAAAAGAACCCACGAGGAATCACCTGTAATTTTACGCTAGTTATTTCCAAATAGCGTGTGACTCAGGCATCATAAATTCCATACCTGCTTCAGTTAGAATCATATCGACTCTTTTGTCTACACCAGTGTTCTCTAAAGATTGAACTCCAACATAGATTGCTGTGTCACGATTTACACCGTTACCAACTAGAGGGCGATACTTGACGTTATTCATGTTGATTCCTACGATTTTAACATGACTACTATCTAACGCAATACATCTAGCGACATTCATGTCACCATATACTGTTGTTATTGTAGTCACATCTAATCCCATAACCTTTTTACGACCAGTAATCGCTAAGTCAGCTCCAAATAAAGCAACATTATCAGTATTGCCAGAATTAGACTGACCAACACCAATGTTGTTTTTGAAGTAACCGCCTAGTTTGTGAATCCAAGTATAAACTTCTGTGCTACATAAGTATACAGTTGATTTATCTTGGTTGTAACGTGGGTCTTGAAACTTAGACATATCTTGTAAGAAATCATCTATTGTTTTAGATGTATTCCAAGTAAAGATATTTCCATGATTTAAGATGTAATCGACTGCTCCTTGAGTATGAGCTACACTGTCAACTGAACCTTGTGTGCTAAATAAAGCTGAATGTTCAATTTCCCACTTATGCTCAATAAGCTTGTCTCTCCATACTCTTGCCCATTCGTTTGGCTCATACTTGAGAGCAGTTGCTCTTGCAGTATTTGTCATACCGAACTCTGTACGGAAAATTTGAGTTTGTCCGTAACCGGTTGAGTAAGGATTATCTTTCCATGTTGTTCCTAACAAAGAAGAGCCTTCACCTACAGAATTACCCACAACGTATGTGCGTTTTTCTTCAAGTGATTCAGCTATATCTTCGTTATAAACCACACAATCTGCAACGTTTCCAGAGGTGAAACCACCAATTTCAACGCCACTTGGAACTCTAAGAATTTTACCAGTGACTAATTTAACTTCAGCGGTAGATGAACCACCTGCTCCACTCAAGTTTTTAGCTACTTGTGCACCAACTGCGGTAACACGAACTAGCATATAGTCATTGATAGCTCCACCAGCAGTAGCTGCCATTGGAACTTTAATAACTTGATTAACTTGGAAAAATTCAGGAGCTGTTCCTGTATCTCCAACTTTAATCGCATTATTAGATTGTCCTTGTATGTTTTGAATATTACCAGCACTAAAGTAATCAGTTGCTACGTAGAGTTTAACTTCTCCACCAGCTGATAGAGCACTATCATCTGATTCTTTTAATGTTGCATCATCAAACGCATCTGCTCCATCATAGTATCCAACTACATATGCGTATCTTTTCATCCATGACTGACGCTTTTCTGTGAACTTAAATGAAGGGTCGTCAGTTGGTTTCTTTGCGAGTTTAGACATGAGTCTGAAAAATGGGGTTTGGTCAAGAGCCAATTCCGAAAATCTTTCAGAAAAATCATACCGTCTACGTAAATCACCAGTACCCAGAGATGAACCCTGAGAAGCTGCGTAACCTTCACTAAGCCCAGTAGAAGTAGCAATAGCCAGAGGGGTGCTACTAGGGTAGCTTGTATCTGCCATTTTAAACCTCCTAAGGTTTAGTTTTAGTTATTTACATTAAGTCAGCTAGTCCAGTGCCCGAGCTAAGAAGCTTGTCAAATACGGCATCATCAACACTTGTTTCTTCAACTGGTGTATTACCTGCTGAAGCAACGCTTGTTGGCATAGACCTCACATTTTTCATTTGTTTAATTACCTCTTCTCTAGCATTACCTGCGACTTTATCATCACGAGTATTTCTATTCTTTAAATAATAAACATCTTCTAATGTTAATCTATGAGATTTTGCATAATCCATTAATTCATTATAATCTTCTTCAGCTACATCGAACTTGCTTTTAAAGGTTTGTTCTTCCGTAGCTCTTCTAGATTGTTCTGATTGTTGTCTTGCAAAATCACTTAACCTTCTTTGAACCACACCATCAACAGTTGCATTAAACAACTTACCTGATGACGAATCAGGGTTTGATAAAGCATCATCTGTATCAAATACAAAGTCTTCATCTAGTCCTAATTGCTCCTTAATATTCTTGGGAGCTGAACCTCCACCCTCAAAATAACCTCTCACATGAGAAATTAAATTAGGGTCTTCTTTCATTGCATCTAGAATCGGCATATAAGGTTCTATCTCATTTAAACGATTATTAAGTCGCTTAGCTTCACGAGAAGAATCACTATATCTTTTTTCTAGATTCGCTGCATCAGATTTCTCTTCTGCAACTGGTTGCTCTTGAACAGGGTTCTCGTTTTGAGAAGTTGTCTGTGGTTGAGCCTCTGTTTGATTTGGCTGAACTATCGCATCGCCCATAACTTGACGGTCAAGCTGAGAGAAAAAGTCCTCAGCCAGTGAATCTTCAGGGGCTGTAGTAGCTTCTACTTTTTCAGCATCATCTACTAATAGGTTGTCCTGTTTCTGTTCACTCATATTTTTACTCCTTTTAATTTATGAAGAACTGTTGTCTCTTGCAACATTCTTATTTGCAAGTTTCATTTCTTTCTTTTCTAATTCTGCTTCGCCTTTCATCATGCGTTGCAGAAGCTTTTGTTCGGCTTGAGTCTGGGTAACTTCTTTGTTAATCACTTGCTCGCCTTCTTGAATTTTTGCTTTTATGCCTGCTTGTACTACTTGACGCTCTAATGTCTCAATTGTTCCTGATTGATTTTTAATAGTGTCTTGCATTTGCTCCATTTGACCTTGCATTTGAGAATACATACTCTTTCTTTGCATCAATGCTTTCTTATTTCTAATATCTGTTTGCTCTATCATAGCAATATCATCAATCAATCCTGCTTCGTACCATTTAAAATATTCATCAAGCAATGCCCATCTATTAACAGGTTGAGTAGAACCTGCGACTATTCTTATATCGAATTGTGATGATTGATAATCATTCCATCTATTAATTACTTCTCCAAAATCATTATAAACAGGAATATTAATTGATACTTCTTGTACTTCACCTTCAGTCGCTCCCGCTTCTGGTTGGATAAGTCTAAATACTTTTTTAGCAGTGTATGTAAACTGAGCTACTTCTTTAAATACTTTACCCATTTGTTCTAACGCAGGTTCCACAGTATTATTAATCCATTGACGAATCCTTCGTGTTCCATATTCATCTAAAGCTAACATACCACGATAAGTATCGTGTTGAGGTTGCCCAACTCCTTGCATTTGAGACGTAATACCACTTATATATTCAATATCTTCTTTGCCTTGTTGGGTTACTGTATAAAAAGCGTTATTAATAGGTAGTGGTTGCACAGGTGTTGGAACTTCAAAACCTTGTCGATATTTAAGCATAGCACCTGGCGAACTTGAATACTTTTCCCATTCTTCTTCATCTACACTTCCCTCTGTATACAACCATCTTAAATTGGAAGCAAGGTTTGCATTATGAAGCATAATTTGATGGGCTTTATTAATCTCTCTTTGTTTGCCAATCATAGGAAGCACTGCGCCAACAGGGTATGGTGTACCAGTATGGGTGTACATTACTGGTATTATAGGGTACTCAGATAGGGGGAGGATTTGTTCGTAGAGGTACATATCTCCTGCTGACGCACATACTTTAATTTGTGTTTTGAAGAAATCTACTGCTTCTACAAGATTTTTTTGATAAGTTTCATCTTTCATTAACTCGTCAAAAACAGATTTTTCCATAACATTTTGTACTGTTCTAGATTTTGCTTCAACTAAATTTGCTTCTAATATGGCTCTTTGTTCTTCTATTTTTGCTTCAGCTTCTTTTTGAGCTTTCTGCATTTCTACTTGCATTCTTTCAGGAAGCATTTCTCCTTCTTGAACCAAAGTAGACATTTCTAATTCTTTTTCTTTTAATGATACTTCAATATCTTGAGCTATTAACTCTGCTTGCGCTTGAGCTTCTGCCCTAATTGTTTCTAATTCTTCAGGTGAAGGAGGAGTCTTTACCCACACATTTACAAAAGCAACTTTTTCTTTAGAATACACTTCATAGTAATCAAGCAATTCATCTTGCTCTCCCTCCATGTTGTATGCTTCGTTTTCAACATCACCAGGTTGTATTGTCTCAGATTCATGAACATCTCTAAGGGAATATTGCTTACTTTCAATAGAACCACTAGCACGAACAAGCTTTTTCTTCATAGAAGGCATCATATTGATTAAAGCTGACTTAGAAAGGTTCTTCTGAACTATGATATAATTAGCATCTCTAAATAAAAAATCTCTAGAAAGAGGGTCTACATAAATATC